CATTAATATAAGGTGTAACTTATATATTTGCAATGTGATTCAAAAACGAAGTATAAACACTAAAACATAGAATTATGAAAACTCTAAAAGAACAAGTAGAAGAAATTGTAAAGAGCAATAAGTCTAAACAGACCAAATCTTTATCTTTAGTTAAGTTAGGTTTGTCACCTTATGAAGTAAGCCTTTTGTTAGGTTCTATCAAAGTACAGAAAGGTTGCAAGTTCAACGCTAACACGTTAACCTTTGGTGTTGAATGCGAGACTTACAATGTAGTGCGTGATGCTCTTATCAGAGAAGTAGAACAAAGAAACATATCCATTCAGTCAGAGGGTTACAATCATAGAGACAATAATCATTATTATAAAATAGTTTCTGATGCCTCTATTCAAGGCACAAACGGTCAAGAAATAGTAAGCCCTATCTTAAAAGGTAAAAAAGGTTTAGACAGCCTTAAAATGGTTTGTGATTCTTTGAATGCCATCGGTGCAAAAGTCAATAAATCAACTGGTCTTCATGTTCATTTTGATGCTTCTAAAATCAGCGATTCTCACTTTGTTCAGATCTTCAAGAACTATCAAAAGTTAGAAAGTGTAATTGATTCTTTTATGCCACAATCACGCAGAGCAAACAACAATGGTTATTGCAAGTCGGTTCAAAGTTTGAACTATGATACATGTACAACTAAATCAGACGTTATAAGAGTAAACGGTACTCGTTATCGCAAAATTAATGCAGAAAGCTATCTTTCGCACAAAACAGTTGAATTTCGTCAACATTCGGGCACGACCGAATACGATAAGATAACTAATTGGATTAATTTTCTTAGAAAGCTGATTCAATATTCATTTGAAAATGAAATTTCAGAATGCAGTTCAATTGAAGAAATACCATTCTTGACAAATACAGAGAAACAATATTTTATCAACCGCAGAGAGGCTCTTAATTGAGCCTTTTCTCTAAAAAGTAAAGACTATGTGTGTTATCATTTACAAGCCAGCAGGCAAAGAATTACCAAGTTTAGATATATTGGATAAGGCGTATAGACGAAACCCTCATGGGTGTGGTATCGTATCGCCAAACGTGTTATACAAAGGTCTGTCTTATACTTCATTCAAGAAAAACTTAAAAAGATGCAACAAAGAAGAACCTCTATTGATTCATTTCAGATACGCCACACATGGTAGCGTGAAAAAGTCGAATTGCCATCCGTTCTATGACCAAGAAACTGAAACGTATTTCATGCACAACGGCATTATTGGCGGTATCAATCCACCAAAAGATAAGACGGATTCAGAGTGTGCCTTTAGGCGGATTTTACAACCCTATATCAAAAGGTATGGCTTGGATTCAGTAGAACTTCTTAAAACGGCAAACCAAGTGAGGGGCTTTCATTCTAAGTTCGCTTTCATGCAAGGTGATAACGTGAGATTGTTTGGCGAGTTCTTTCAGTTCCAAGACTGTTACTTTTCAAATTTAAGGTTTTTATAGTGCTTGTTTAGTGTTTATTTCGTTATGGCGTGACTGTTATCACGCCTTTTTTATACCATTTTCCAACAATACCCCAATTGTTGTTTTTCACCCATTCAATTATTTCCTCTCCTCTTCCTTACTTCTTACTTTTATACCACAAATTTCAAACAACAATTTAATTCATACAGTATGAATATTCAAGAACTTATCCTGGCAGGACTGCAACAGAAATTTACTGGGGTAGACACTGCTATCCTTACCCGAATCGCCATCAAGAAGGCAGAGGGTATAACGGACGAAACAAAGGTAAACTCTATCGTTGAGGGTATCAGTTTTTCGGACGTATTAAATTCCTATGGTGATTTCCGTGCCGGGGATGCTTCAAAAACAGCAGTGACCAACTACGAGAAGAAGCATAACCTTAAAGACGGTAAGCCGGTCGAGAATCCCAATCCGAAGCCAGAAGAAAAGAAAGACGATGTGCCTGCATGGGCGCAAGCCTTAATTGATTCCAACAAGAGCCTTTCTGACAAGCTAACACAGTTTGAAACGGAGAAGGCTCAAGCAACACGTAGCCTGCAGATTTTGGCAAAGGCAAAGGAGTATGGTATTCCCGAAAACTACGCCAAACGATGCGCCATCAAGGACGATGAGGACTTGGACGCATACTTCAAGGACTTGAAGCAGGAGTTCGCAAATGACGGTTTCAAAGGCGTAACCCCTCCCGAATCAGCAGAAGAGAAGATTGAAAAAGAATCTGAATCTATCGCTAAGATGATTGATGAGGGAACGAAAACTATTGTTGAACAAAACAAAAATTAATTATGTCAGCAGGATTTAAGTATGACTTGGTTCCGCCCGTTGAGCAAGAGGAACGCTACGATGTCCAGACCGGTATTCGTAGACGTGGCCCGTTCAAGCTCGACACGCAGAACCTGGTAGTGGGAAGTTTTCTTCCCGGATTTACACCGATTTATGCAGACTTGAAAAACAAGTTTGCTCATGCGGTAATCAATGTAAGAGTTATCGAAGCATACACTTCTGGTACAAGTATCAAAATTGCCAAGAACTCTTTAGCTTATGTGGGGATGTTCATTGGTAATGGTACTAAAGGTGCGGAAGTGACAGCCATCGATAAGACTAACAAAGATTATGATGTCTTGACTATTAAGGCGGCTTTTGGTGAGAGTATCGTCAAAGATACAGTTCTCTTCCAAGCAACCGCAGTAGACGGATTGAAACAAAAGTATGTTTCAAATTCCGCTTTGTATGAGAGAGTAAAGGTGGAAGATGGGATCGTATTGGTTTCATTGCTTCGTACAGCCGCAGAAATTGAACCTTCAAAATTGGTTATGCCGTTCTCAGAAAACGATAAAGCCAACATGAAGGGATGGTTTGAATTTAACGAGTAAGGAGGTAGGATATGTTTTTAACGATTCAAACATTATTCGATGATGCGAACATTGTTTCTGCTATCATCAGACGTGTGAACCAGACACGCAAGGACACAATCTATTGGCAGCAGTATCTTACTTTCCGCAGAGTGACTACTCGTTTGTTCAAGGATTATATAGGTTCTGTAACCGGAGTTATGGCCGGTTCTATCAATTCACGTTTTGGAGAGAAGCCCATTCGTGAACGCAGGAATATAGGTTCCGGATATGGCGAAATTGCCTATTTGGGTGATGCTTACCAAATGTCTATAGACCGCCTTTCTGAATTGCAGGATTTGATTGACAAGTTCAATGCAGCTAAGCCAGCCGACCAAAAGACTGCAATGGAAGAGATTGTAAACTTCCTGGTAGACGACTACCGTCAGATTACCCTTGCCGCCCACAAGCGTATGGATATTATTGTCGGTGCATTGCTGATGACCGGTGAAGCCACCGTTTACAACAAGGATGCTGCAATAACTTCCGGGCAGACCAACAACAAGCTGTTGGAAATCACTCTTCCGTTCAATTTCGTTAAGCCTACATCCGGAGATATAATTGTTGATGGCAAGAATATGTTCATCTCTTATTTGAGAAAGAAACTACATTCCCTAGCTCCAGACTTTGGTGCTTATGCCAAGATGATTATGACACGTACAACCTTCAACAAGAATGTACTTGGCTCTTCTGAATTTGGCGAACAGTACAAGATGATTCTCGGTACTAATGAAATGAAATTGAGTACTGGCTTGATTTCTTCTTCGTTGGCTTCTGAGGTATTCACCGGTATCGGTCTGCCACGTATTGAAATTAAAGAGGATTACGTGAAAGACCAGACAGGAAAGAACGTGCAGATTTATGCAGACAATCGCATCACCCTGCTTAACGGTGATGAAGTAGGTTATATGCGCCATCATACTCCGTATGAAGCGACAGATCCAGTATCAGGGCGTACTTATGTTCCATCAGAGGGGCAGATGCTTATATCCAACTACCGTGACAAGAATGGTCGTTATATGGAATATACGGCAGAATGGATTCCACAAATTACCAACCCGGATTTGATTACCAATTTCGATTTGAGTGAAATTGCATCAATCCAGTCAGCATAAGGAGGAAAGTATGAAAGTAAAGGTTATATCTGTTTTCCGTGATAAGTTTACTGGCAAGTATTACAATCCCGGAGAGGTGATTGAAATTTCCGAAGAATCCCGTGTATTGGATATAGAAAACCGCAAACTTGGCGAACGGGTTGAAGTGAAAGTTTCTGAAGAAAAGAG